TTGAACTGCATCTTTTATTTTTCCAGACTGAAAACGAACAAATGCTCCACGATAACTATAATCATGTAATTTAGCCCATTTAGACAATTTAATATATCCTTGCATCTAATTATATTTATCATATTTTGTGTTATTTTTACTTGAAAAACAATAAAATATGTAAAGATATTAAATACTATTAATTAAGGGGTAAATTCACTATTTGTTATTGGGATGTCACCGCCAAATAAGGCATCTTCATTAATTCTATCTCCAATTGTAGCGGGTTCTTGTTCTTTTTGTGCTGCTGCTTGTTCTTTTATTTGATTATCTAACATTTTCAAGTATACTCCATACTCACCAACTGTGCATTTATCTAAATAGTCTGCTGATATCTTACTGGACAACTCGTATATATTATGATACATACTCATTAAATCATCGGAAAATAAAAGCTTCAATATGAAGGCTAAATTATTAATCTCTATATTTATTGGTATAACATAATTATCCGAAATAGCTGGATTATTCAAGATTTTTAACACGTTTATCTTACTCATATCCTCACACAACTCCTTAATCTTCTTGAACACTTTCAAAGAACATTTAGCAGGAAGTCGGCTAAAGATACTGCTCCTGTCCTTAACACTAATATTCTTATCAATAGTAATAACCCCTTTGTTCATAAAAGCTATTGATTCAATAAATACTGAATAATCTATATCCCCACTTTTCAGTTCTTGAAACGATAAAAGTTCTATAACTGTCGGAAGTCTGTATGTCATCTCATACTCTTCATGTATTAAAGTGGATTCCTTTAAAAAATCCACTTTAATATTTGAAAAAATATTCAAAACATGATCAATATCCAATGTAATTGTAGTGTTCGCGTTCTCATTTAACATGTTTAACCTAAGAGTGTTCCCTAAACTTATACTTCTTACGTTTATAAGTATGATAAACAAGTCTACAAAATCTAAATTCTCTATTTCTGTAAGTGATAAATCTGTATATTCAATTAAAATTCTATGAACGTTCGTAAAAGCAACTTTTGGGTTGGGTATATCTCCTAATAGAGATTTTAAAAGAACTCTATAATCACTTAGAAGGATTTCTCTTACATAAACATCTCTCCCAAAAATGTCTAATATATTTACAAAGTTACTCACAATAACGATTTAATTGTTTTAATCTAAAAATCAAGTCAATATATCACCGCTAGAATCAACTGTGTAGTAATTATAAACAAATTCTGATTGTCGAATATGCGGTGAAGTAACTGGTTGATAGTTATATTCTTCATTACCTACACTTATAGGACATACGCCATAGAAACTAAATGTTTGACGAATGTATGGTGGTAAATCTCTACTAACCACCCCCAATTTATAAAAAGTAGCATTTGTTCTATAGTCATAAGTGCTTCCTTTAGGATATGCAACCATTCCTAGATACGATGTTACTATAACCCAAGGTCTAACAACGTTTTCCACAAAGCTGACATTGTTATCAAAGAAATCAATTGTTAAATTTTCTCTATCTGATCGACCTCTACTTATACTTGGACGTAACAATCCACCATATTGAATGCCTTCATTGGATATCTGAAAAGCCTCCCCTGGGAGTCTAACCGCATAAGCAAACATACATCCCTTAATCTTAAAGAAGGTATCGTTTGTAGCCAATGAATTATAAGCGTTCTCAATATTCCATTTACCTGCAAAATTTGGGTCAAAGTCTGCTACTTTCGATATTACAGAAGGGAATCCATCAAAAGTAATAATCCATTGAGCACCTTTAGGTAAAGCACCAGCAGGTTCAGTTAGTATACTAGCGAAGAAATACCCTACCTGTCCAGTAAACGTAGATTCTCCTGTTGCTATAGGTGTTGCCATATTAATTACTTATGGCTAAAATTGTTAGTAACCCTGTCCTACTTGAGAGCTTCTCCAATAATGGTATGCCAAAGTAGATTGAACCGTAACAATAGTTCCTGCATCACCAATATTGTATTGGGAACTACCAATATTCATGACATATGCACCAAACATTTTATAGTCTCTGATTGGTTGGTTCTGCTTATTCATTAGAATCATATCAATAACTGAAGCTACTGCTCCAATGTTATAATTACCAGTGCTAGTGCTATCATCAAAAGTGTCAAATGTTGAATTTTCTAACAATGTTCTAATATCATAGTTCGAATCACATCTAAAGGTAACTGCAAATCCTGCTGAATCAGGGTATTGAGCAGTCCCTGGAACGTTAAAATTCAACCCCATAAAAGGGACTTGAATGTTGTTAATTGATCGACCAGGGAGGGATGCCGACTCTACATAAACTAACTCATCTTCAGATAACACTACTGGCCCTAACTGTAGCAACCTGAATTGAAATTGACGCGCAAAGTCTTTCTGTTGCGCTACCGTATAAAAATCTGAAATGTTTTGTCCCATATAATATTATTTATCTCAAATAATTAATTTTTGTTTGCATTCCACTCAAAAACATAACTTCCACAATCATATATTTTCAAATATCCACAATCTTTCATATTATCATCAGCAGTTTTATTAGGATTATACGATTCTCCTAATTTCTTACTCAACATATGTTTTTGAAAACCAACTCTATGATACACTTTACATATATTACTAGTTTTAAAATACCAAAAATTGGGAGGAGATAATCTAAGCAATTTAAACCCTAATTTATTATACAAATTTCCATCGCTATATCTTTTATTAGCATAACTTATAATTTTATCAGGATTATACTTTCTAATAAAATATTTAAACATTTTAGATGCTCCTCCTACAATAGTGTAATTAAGCTTACTACAATACCTTATCAATTCTAATGAAGGTTTAGCTCCGGTTATTTTCCTTTTACCAAACGTCATCACGGATAATAACTCTCCATTCTTATTAAAAAGTCCTATCTTATATGTAGATTTATCGTTTCCTTGTATATGATTACATTCTAAGAATTTCTCCTTTTCTTTAGTAGAAATTTCTTTAACTATACAGTCTCTGGCATACATCCTATATTTATAAACTCCTAATTTACTAAGAATAATAGATTTAACTATATCCTTAGAAGTTATCCATTCGTTCTCAAAAACATGAATTAATTGAATACCTGAAAGATCACACATGGTAGATTTATTAATGTGATAATTTTTATCTAATCTATCATTACTATGCCAATATAATCCATTAAATTCTATAGCTACCTGTTTATTGGGGATGTATATATCTAATTCTAAAGGGGGAATAACCTTTTTACTATTCGATACTACTTCGCAGTCTATGTTTTCTCGAACATATTCTAGCATATCGAATTCAGGTTTGGATATATCTCTTTTACTACACTTAGGGCATCTAACATCAAATGCAATATCTCTACAATATTTATATTCACAACGAGAACATTCAAAATTTATTACTCCTGTATCTAAAAAATATTCTTTATTTGATATTATCTTTTCTTGTCGGCCATTCATTTTTTCTACCCACAAATCATAATTTTTACTTCGTAAAGATATTAGTATATTACTTCTATTCCTCTTAACGTTATTTTTTGCAGAACACCGTATACCACAACATTTTGAATATCCTATCTCAAAAGTATTGAACCTTGCATTTTTAGTATTACATTCTTCACAAATAGGAACTTTGGTTAATCTATTATGCAATAAATAAATCCTTTCATTAAATTTTATTATATCTCTGTATATAAAATTAGTATAGTGCTCTATACTTTTAAATAGTTGTATATTTGTATTGAAAATTGTATTATAAAAAGATTTAGAACTAGTTGTTTTAATACAGGCATCCACACCTTTTAACGTATCTTCATGAGATAGTATATTTACATTCATATTATTTCTAATCTGTTTATTTATTTTATTAGATAGTTTAACACATTCCACGTTTTTACACGACCCATACCCTTTATTGTGAGATATAAAATGTAACTTACAATTGCAATGTTTACACGTTAATGTTGTATCTTTATTCAACATTAGAAATATTCCCTCATTGAAATTTTCCGCGTATTTTTTTATTATATAATTATACCATACAGGTTTTTTATATAAAAAATGAACTTTTAAATCGTTAAGTGATCGATGTTCTATATATTTTTTTATATCTTCTTCCTCTATGTTATCTATACTGGAATTTAACGCATCTTTTATCAAGATATTTTGGTGATCTCTTGCACTATAATTTAAAAGTCTTTTAGTGACTCCTCTCTTTCTTAAAAGTTCTTTATCTTTACATGTGCATCGTTTACAACAATATGTATTGTAGCTCCATTTTCTATTAATTCCAAACGTAAAAATCTCGGTATTACACGATTTACATTTTGGATAAGACTTCAAATCACTCACATAATGATATAATAATTGCGAGGCATTTTTAATATTTAATTTATTTTTCTCTTTAAATTCAAGTAAATCATTTCGTAAAAAAGTAAAATCTTTAAACAGTTCCCTCATAAAAAATTGTTTATATTTATTACGATATTCGTTTACCAGTTCTATATGTAAAGGCTTTGATAAAGTAGATGTCATTTACTATAATTATCACCCTTCAATTAAAAATCTACAACAAAAAGGGTTTAGATTATTATCTAAACCCTTTTTATATTTTAGTTATAGTTTAACTTATCCAATCAACTCTTGGAAGTTTGCAGATGTTCTAGTGGCTATGAAATTCACTAGGATAAATTCCGCAGCCCTAACTGGTTTAATATAAATGTCAACATGTAACTCATTTAAATCAATTGTGTCTGGTGTATTATTCCTTTCGTCACATACTATTAAGTAGTCATAAACCCCTTCAGTATTTTTAGCACTTTCAAAGATTGGTGTAAGGTCATTAACAACCTGTGTTCTGGTGAATAGTGTATTTGGTTCAAATACAAAATACTTCAGTGTTTGCATTGTTGCCTTCTCTAATGCTAAGAACAATCTTCTAACGTTAACACGATCAAATGCCGAAGGTTTCTTCTGCAAGGTTTTCTGACCATACACGACGTATCCATCAGATGGGAAGAATACAACTGGATTAACTGAAATCGTATACAAGAAATCTCTCTGCTTCTGATTTGGGTTGAATGCAATATCAGTAATTCCAGTAACAATTCCTCTGTTAAGACCAG